AAGGCTGAAACTGACGTTGCTATTCCTGCTGACGTGCTTGCCTACAGGGCTGCTGTGCGTTCTTATTCTAACTCTTTAGAGACTCAGGTTAATGCTGTGAATACTCATGCTGCCTTTGTAGAGTTGCTAGAAAACACTGAAGATAATCCTTCACCGTTTGCCTCTTGGCCTAAAGAATAAGAGTAATGGATGTGTCAGAAGGACATAGGCTTGACCGAATTGAGCAAAAGTTAGACAAACTAACTGAGGCTGTATCTCAAATTGCTCGTGTTGAGGAACAACTTTTATCTTTGTTTAAACGCATGGATCGACACGAAAAAAGATTAGACGACCAAGAGGAAGACTTGCAGCAGTTAAACAACACAGTGCTTACAAACACTCAATCAGTAAAAGCGGGTGAGCGTTTGGTTTGGCTTGTGTTAGCTGCGGTTGCTTCTGGGCTTGGGTATTTGTTGAGGTAGCGTATGTGGCAAGCACTTATATCTCCAATTACTTCTTTGCTTGGGCAGTTACTCAAGAACAAAGCTGAAGAGAAAAGCGCCATACACGAGGCTAAGCTAGAGGTTATTAGAAACACAGCTTCCTGGGAACAGCTTATGGCGTCTGCCAGTGCTACCTCATGGAAAGACGAATGGTTTACGTTGTTGCTTAGTGCGCCCATAGTGGCGCTTATGTGGGGTATAGGAATGAATGACCTGGAAGTACTAGACCGTATTGGTCTTGCCTTTGAAGAGCTAACAAGGCTACCTGATTGGTATCAGTACTTGTTATTCATGGCTGTATCTGCATCCTTTGGTATTCGTGGCGCTGACAAGCTGCTTGCGTTGAAGGGGTCTAAGTGATGTCTTGGTTTTACGAGGAAGGTACAACTGGGCCAAAAGATTTTGATAATGCATCTGAGTGGCGAAATTTTGTAACTAATTTATTTAACACTCTTTTAAATGATTACTATCAAACCGAGCAAGGCTCAGACGATATAGACAGAATTTATCGGCAAGAAGAAGCTGAAAAATGGCAAGAATTGTTAGAAGCAGTTGGATCAGGAAAAGAAGCTGTTGACGCGTTAAAAGATTTTGATGATGAATTTTTGTCAGATCTTGATGGTTGGAATGAATACAAATCTTCAGTATTAAACTCTGTTGAATCAGAGTACGTCTCTAAAGACGATGACGATGATGGTGCTGATAATAATGATGATAGTAGCGACGATAATGATAATGACGATGATGATGGTGGCGATGATAGCGTTGACACAGCAGAACAACTAACAAAAGACGCTGCTGTTGCAGAGCAAAAAAATAAAGACGCTGCTGAAACAGAGCAAAAAGAAAAGGACAGCGCCGCAGAGCCAGAAGCAAAAGATAAAGAAAAATCTGAGGCAGAGCAAAAAGATAAAGATTCTGAAGCAGAAAAAGATAAAGACGCTGCTGAGGCAGAGCAAAAAGACAAGGATACTGAGGCAGAAAAAGATAAAGACAACAAAGAAATAACCTCAGATAATTGGACTATGTCATTTTGCCCTTCTGGATATTCATATCCTGATGGAAGCTGCGTTCCGCAAATTGAAGTTGACACAGACAGAGAAAACAAAGCAGCAAATGCGGCAGAAGAAAGAGCAAAAGATCAAGCCGCAGAGCAACAAAAAGATGCAGAAAACAGCAGCAAAGAAACGGAGCAAGAAAAGGACGATGATTTAGCAGAGCAGCTAGAAAAAGATACTGCTGAAAATGTAGCCAACAATGCAGGGATTAACAAAGACACAGAAGACTCTGCCTTAGCTGACACCACTAAGGACGATGATGGCAGCAGTGGGGATGATAGTGACGGTGACGGTGACGGAGATGGAGACGGTGACGGAAGTGACGAAGACGGAGATGGTGACGGAAGTAACGGAGACGGAAGTGACGGAGATGGAGACGGAGGAGAAGAGGCAAATCAAGATTTAAATACCAAAGATGATACAGAAGAAGAGCTAGAAATATTAAACAACCCTACCAAGGATGGTGAGACTATTGATCAAATTATTAATGGAAAAGATTCAGAGTCTGAAGCAAAAGAAAAAGAATCTGAGCTTGGCGCAGGCAATGACAAAGACGGTGGAGGCACCGAACTTTCAGTAGAAAGCCTTGCAACAAAAGACACCGAGGGAGGATCTAAAGATCCTGGCGACGGCGGAGGCGGAGAGGGTGACGTATTAAATTTGTTTAAAGGAATAGGTCTTGGGGCTGCTGCGAGCGGCGACGGCTTTACTCCTCCTGCAGCGCAGAAAACTAAATATAAATTTGATTTTAATCCCCCAACTCCACAAGACGTAAACTTTACAAATAAAGACTATTTAGCTGAGCTTGAGTTATTTAGTCCAGAAAAACAACTTGATGAAATTATTAAACGAAATTCAGGTGGGATGTTTACATGACATATTTAGATCTGGTTAATAATGTGCTTCGCCGCTTGCGAGAGGACACTGTGCCATCTGTTGATAATGATACCTACAGCATAATGGCTAGTGATTTTGTTAATGATGCCAAAGATATGGTTGAGTCTGCTTGGGATTGGTCGGCACTCCGAACTCGCCTTACAATCACAACAGCTGCTGATGACTATACTTATTCACTAACAGGAACAGGCAGCAAGGGTAAGCTAATAAGACTTATTAATGACACCTCCAACCTAGAAATGACGTATCAAACTCAAAGCTGGTTTGATGATAAGTTCTTTATTCAAAACACGGCATCGGGTGCGCCTGAGTATTACACTTACGCAGGAGTTGACTCTAATGGCGATGCTCAGATTGAAGTATATCCAAAGCCTGATGGTGTCTATAGTTTAAAAGCAAAGACAGTAATTAGGAATGTTGCCCTAAGCGACAATACAGACAACCTAGCTATTCCTAGTCAGCCTGTTATTCACCTTGCTATAGCTTTGCTTGCAAGAGAACGTGGTGAAACCGGCGGAACGTCTACAGCAGAATACTTTGCTATTGCAGATAAGTATTTATCAGATGCAATTGCTCTTGATGCGCAACGGCATCCTGAAGAAACAATTTTCTACACCCCATAGGAGCAGTCATGGCACAACCACTACAAAGCATTGACTTGATTGCCCCAGGATTTAAAGGGGTAAACACAGAAGATTCTCCAATTGCACAAGATCCGTCATTTGCAGATATTGCAGATAATGCGGTGATTGATAAGCGTGGCCGTATTGCTTCTCGAAAAGGAATTAACGTTTTAACCACAAACAAAACTGTTTTGGGTACAGACTACCTGCACAAAATTCATCATTTTTACGATGAAGATAACAACGAGGTTATTTTTAGTACTGGCAATAACAAGATTATTACAGGAACAACAACCTTGGTTGATGCAACCCCAGGGTCTTATTCGATTTCAGCTAATGATTGGAAGATTATTAACTTTAATAACAAAGCTTACTTTTTTCAACGCGGCTTTGATCCTTTAGTTTATGACAATGCTACTGGCGTTAGAACTTTTAGTACGGTAAAAGGCAATTCAACAGATGCAACTTTAAAGTGTAATGAGGCTATAGCGGCGTTTGGTCGGATCTTTATTACAGACAATGCAAATGAATCACAGACTGTTTACTGGTCTGACCTTCTTGATGGCGTTGACTTTAACGGCGGAAGCAGCGGCTCAATTAACGTAGCCCACGCATGGCCTGATGGGTATGACGAGGTTGTTGGACTTGCAGCCCATAACAATTTACTAATTGTCTTTGGCGCTCATAGCATTCTTGTTTACTCAGGAGCTACTAGCCCAGCATCAATGACGCTAAACGATACTGTGTCTGGAGTAGGGTGCGTTGATAGAAACTCAATACAAGGAATTGGTACAGATGTATTGTTTTTATCTCATACAGGCCTTCGCAGTCTTGGTAGAACCATTCAAGAAAAATCTTTACCCATATCTGACCTTAGCATAAATGTTAAGACAGAATTGATTGAGGTTATTTCAGCTGAAACAGAGCCTCTTGCATCTATATACAGTCCTGAGAACTCTTTTTACTTAATTTGTTTTCCTAGCCAGCAGACTGTTTTTTGTTTTGATCTTAAAGGCAGGCTAGAAAATAATGCATACAGAGTGACTAGGTGGACGTCTATTATCCATAAGTCTTTTGCAAGACATACAGATGGCACATTGTATATTGGCTCTACTGCTGGTGTTGGCAAGTATGATGGCTACACAGACAATACATCAAGTTACCGATTTAGGTATTTTAGTCCTGCTTTGACATTTGGAGATCCAAGCAGAGTTAAGCTACTTAAAAAAATACGCCCTACGTTTGTTGGCTTGAACGACGGAACTGTGTTTGTTAAATGGTCTTACGATTTTGAAACTGCATTTAAGAACTACGAGATTACTGTAGGCGACCAGACTACAGCGCTTTTTGGTCAGTCAGAATACGGCATTGGCACATATACCGGCGGAGTCTTAATTACAAGACAGTCTGTTCAGGCAAGTGGTAACGGTACAGCGGTAACAATTGGCATTGAGTCAGACATAAATGGCGCAATTCTATCTATTCAGGAAATTAATTTATTAGCGTTAATGGGTAAAACAGTATGAGTGACTACAGCAAAACAACCAACTTTGGCGCTAAGGACACGTTGCCCTCTGGCGATACTAATAAAATCATTCGTGGTAGTGAGTTTGATACGGAGTTTGATGCTCTCGTAACTGCGGTGGCTACAAAAGCCAACATTGCCTCGCCTACTTTTACAGGGACAGTGACAGTTCCCGCGTTGACAATTACAGGAAATGTGACTGTTGACCTTGGCAGCGCGGATACGGTCACTATAGACGGAGGGACTTACTAATGTCTGCTTCACTTTTTGGTGACATTGCTGGCTTGGCTGCAATTAATGCTGCTTATAACAAACTAGGAAGTATTGGAACTTCAGCACAAACCAAAGCTGATGCAATAGCTCAAGACG